AACAACCAAAAAGAAGAGAAGGAGGGAGTGATGATTAGTGAAAAATAACATCGCTGTCATTCGCAAAAATAAAGGTATTTCACAGAAGGATTTAGCTGAGTCCATAGGAATTACTCACTGGTGGTTAAATCATATTGAATCAGGTAAGCGCAATCCCAGTTTGGGACTTGCAAAATCTATTGCAGAAAAGCTTGGTGTGAAAATAAGTGATATTTTTTTAGACTAAAATTGGTTGTAATGACCATTTTATGGAGGGGTGATCTAGGTGGAAGCTAAAATATGGTGGACTATGAAGGACCTGGAGCAAGCCACTGGATATAGTGATGATTGGTTAAAAGAGAAAATCCTGCTCCGTCCTTCATACAAAAAAATACTCGATTTAGAAAGCGGTGGATTTGTCTACTATCCAGAAAAGCGTGGGGAAAAATGGTTGTTCATTGCTTCAAGAATGCAGGAGTTTTTAGAGAAGTATTTCGTTCAGATATTTGCTAGGTAAGCCTGGCTCTTCTTTTTACCTCAAACGCAGAAATTGGTGAACGAATTTAGGAATAAAAATTTAAAAGATTCATAGGAGGGATATTCCTTGGAACATTTACAGATAATCGAGCAAAACGGAATTAGAGTACTAACCACCTTGCAGCTTGCTGAGGCATACGGAACAGATTCAAAACAAATTAACCGTAACTTCCAGCGTAACAATGAAAGATACAAAGAAGGAAAACATTATTTTGCTCTAACTGGAGAAGAACTGAAAAACTTTAAAGGCTCACGTCAAATTGACCCCACCCTAAAATTTACATCTGTTTTGTATCTGTGGACGGAAAAGGGAGCATGGCTACAAGCTAAGTCATTAAATACAGACAAATCTTGGGAAGCATATGAAGCTCTGGTTGATGATTATTACACAGTTAAACAGCAAGTAAAAGTCTTATCAGAACGTGAACAGCTGGTAGCAGCAATGAAACTTTCCATCGAAACCTCTGAAGAAATTGCACTGGTGAAAAATGAAGTGAAAGAGGTTAGGGGGATGGTTGAAAATCAAATCACTTTGGATCATGGAGAGCAAAGAAGAGTACAAATTGGAATCGCTTCTAGGATTTACGATTTAGAAAATAATAAAGAGCTTAGACCACAGCTATTTGCAGAACTTTACAGAGAAATTCGCAATCGCTTCGGAGTCACCAGCTACAAAGATATTAAAAGAAAGGATTTACAATCAGCCCTATTTTATATCGAAGCTTGGGTCCCAAGGAGGATTTCATAATGGGTTATTTAGTTTTTGGTGTCCCTTTTTTCGCAGTTTATTTGGTGCTACTGTTTGCTGCTGACAAATGGTTACTTGAGGGAGGTGAAACAAAATGAAAGAAATAGAGAATCCTATGGTAATAGATTCGCATTGGAGTGAAAAAGAAAAGGAACAGACAATCATCGGTGAATGTGCCGGATGCCAGGTAGATATTTATACAGGTGAAGATGTTTATGAATTTGATGATTATGGTGAGACAGTATTAATTCATCAAAAATCAGATTGCTGTATGCTCTATATTTCAGAAATGTCGGTTTGTAAAGTTGCTGGAGAATGAAAAAACCCTGCTACCAACAGGGTTCGAATCAACACCATACCAAAACCAATACCTTAATTTTATATGATTGTCTCCATTTTATCAATGAGGAGGAAGCACATTGGCGAAAGTCATTGCTAATACAAAAGATATGAGTCGGACAGAATGGCTTGGGGTCCGTAACAATTATTTAGGCGGTTCTGAGGCGAGTATCGTTTTAGATGTAAATAAGTACAAAACAAAATTTGAATTATGGCTCGAAAAGACAGGGCAAACCGAATTAAAAGAAATCGATAATGAAGCCATTCATTTCGGAAACGTCCTTGAAGATGTGGTTGCAAGTGAGTTTATGAGAAGAACTGGAAAAAGGGTTAGGAAAATCAATCAAATGTTGCAGCATGATGATCATAAATTCATGATGGCTAACCTTGATCGTGTGGTGATAGGAGAAAAAGCTTTGCTTGAGTGTAAGACTGCATCAACCTATTTAGCTAAGGAATGGGAAGGAGAAGAAATCCCTACTGTCTATCTAGTACAGATTAATCACTACTTAGCTGTTACTGGATTTGAGAAAGCGTATATTGCTTGCTTAATCGGTGGACAAAAATTTGTGTGGAAAGAAATTAAGCGTGATGAGGAATTAATCAACCTCATTATTGAGGCGGAGAAACATTTTTGGGAGTTTCATGTGGAAGGAAATAATCCACCAGCATTAGACGGTTCGAGTGCAGCTGAACAATACATCAAGGAACGATTTGAAAAGGCTGAAAAAGGTAAAAGCATCGATTTGAAAGCAGAACATAAGGACAACATCGAAGACTACTTACAGCTTAAAGAGCAAAAATCATCACTGGAAACGGAATTAAAGCGTATTGAAAACTTGATTAAAAATGATTTAGCCGATGCGGAAAGTGGAATGGTTCAAAAGTTTTTAGTGAATTGGAAAAATGTTTCTTCTAATCGTGTGGATAGCAAACTATTAAAAGAAAAGCATCCGGATATTTATGAACAAGTTTGCAAAGTTAGTAGTTCAAGAAGGTTTGAAATCAAGGAGGTTAAATAATGGCTACTGTAGATAAATTAAAAAATCAATTAACTAACAAGCAAAACGGACAAGCTCCAGCAATACAGGGAACTACTCTAAAACATTTATTATCAAGTCCATCGGTTCAAAAGCGATTTGATGAGGTGCTAGGTAAGAGATCTGCACAATTTGCAACCTCTATCCTTAATCTTTATAACTCCGAAAAAATGCTTCAAAAGTGTGAGCCGATGAGCGTAATTTCTTCAGCAATGGTTGCTGCAACATTGGACCTACCTGTCGATAAAAACCTTGGTTACATGTGGATTGTACCATACGGAAACAAAGCACAGCCTCAAATGGGTTATAAGGGCTATATCCAATTAGCTTTAAGGTCAGGACAATATCGCCTAATCAATGTGACTCCTGTTTGTGAGGGAGAGCTGAAGAAATGGAATCCTTTATCCGAGGAAATCGAGATTGATTTTGAAGCAAGGAAATCTGAGGCCATTATCGGTTATGCTGCTTATTTCGAATTATTGAACGGATTCAGAAAGACAATCTACTGGACGAAAGAACAGGTAGAAAAGCATCGGAAAAAATTTAGTAAATCTGATTTTGGTTGGAAAAATGATTGGGATGCGATGGCGATGAAAACCGTTCTAAAATCGCTTTTATCTAAGTGGGGAATATTGTCCATCGAATTACAAAAGGCGGTCATAGAGGACGATGAGGAACGTGTAGTGAAGGACATTTCCGAATCGGATGATGTTATTGATTATGAGGAAACCGTAAATGTTGAACAAGATGAAATTATCATCGAGTGAGAGAGTTCCTTACAAAGTATTGCTCCCAGTGTGGATCTGGGAGCAAGCAAAAAATAGAGATGATTTTTTAAGGCTTGTCCTAGAGTATATGCAGAATTATCCGCATTATTCCGTTAAAAAGATAAAAGATGGGTTTGCTATATGTGAGAGGACTGAATAACTGTGCAAGGTTGGGTGAGTATCCACAGAAAAATCATGAATAATCCAGTATGGCAGGACCCAAAAATACTGAAGCTGTGGATGCTTTGCCTACTGGAAGCGACTCATAAAGAGCATGAACAACTAATTGGTAAGCAGATTATAAAGCTTTATCCAGGGCAATTTGTTACAGGTCGATATGCACTAGCAAAGGCATATAACGATGGGGCTAAGAAGTCAAATTTTGTTCCTGAGGTTACGCTGTGGAGATGGTTGAAGATGTTAGAAACACATGATTTTTTGAACATCAAATCAAACACGAAATACAGCGTTATAACAATAAAAAACTGGAATCTATACCAACAAAATGAACAACAAATGAACAACAAATGGTCAACAAATGAACAACAAATGATCACAAACAATAATGGTAATAATGGTAATAATGAAAATAAAAAAATTACTACTAATAATAACACCAAGAGAATTATTGAATTTTGGGATCAGAACGGATTCGGCATGTATAACACAAATGCTAAAGAAAAATTATTAATGTACGTGGATGAGGGTTTGGAAGTTGATGTTGTCTTAAGAGCTTTAGAGATAGCTAGTGATAGAAATAAAACAAGTTATGCCTATGTTGAAAC